GTTTTAACGGCCATAGTGTTTTTATCCTAACGCAATAGTGAAATGGTTAATGTCATTTAGAACGATACTCCAAGCCTGTTTTGGTTAAGCACCCCGTATTGGGCGCTATCAAGAATAAACTCTGCGTAAACCGACATACGCGACAAATACAAAGTAAACACCGTTTGGCTAGGTGTAGCAGAATAACTAATGCCCTCGATTGAGCAAGTTTCTGTTGTCGTTACGGCAGTACCCGGCACAACGTATTCCAAATAGATAATTGAGCCTTGCGCATAGTTGTTTACAAGACTGGCTACCCCAGCGTTTACTTGCATTACATCGGTAAATGTGACCTCGAAGCGTAGGTCGTTAGGGTCAGATGCAGAGTTTGCTAACCATTGCGCTCTGGTTTGTGCTTCAGAAATTGTGTTATTTACTGTAGTTACGCTGTTAAACCGTGCGCCGTAAGCGGTCACGCTAGCTGCGTTAGTGGCTGTTTGAGCGGCCACAACTGGTGGGTCAACGGTGACTGTGTTAAGAAAGTTTTGTCCAGCCGATATGCGCTTAAATTGCTGATACAGCACATATTTATCGCCTGTTGACGCGCCTTTATCTGGCTTTAATGTAACCGCGTTAGTTACGGCAGTGCCAGCAGTTGCGGCTAAACGTAACCTGTTTGCGTTTTCTTCTAAATAAAGTTGACCGCCAACAAAATCTGTTTTTAGGTTTGTGTTAATTCTTGCTGCCAATGTGCCTGTGTAGGTATCGGCAGCAGCTGTGGCGTTACTAGTTCCTGTAGGTATCCAATCCATACCTGTAGGCAACGCACCTGATGCCACCGTAAACTGGTTATACATTTGTTTAAATGCAAAATCGGCTGTCAACGCAAAATTGGTTACTTGGATACGGCCTGCGCGTGTCATCCAATCATCAAGAATTACTGTTGCTGTTGAGTTTGTGTTAGTGCCGCTCGATGTGTTTGTGCCCGGTGCATCATCAAATTGCACCTCTGAAACCCAAAAGAATTGGCGATCTGCCTGATACGACAACAAAAATGCTTGACCCACTGGCCAATCGGCTATCTGATTGTTGTTGTTAGAAATGGTTACAACAAGTTGCGTGCCAGAGTAATCATCTAAATAGTTTTGTTTGCCTCGAAACCTTGTAAACGACCTAACTTGACTTATTTTGTCTACATAGGTAGGTACAGATTGCAGTGCCCACGTAATCGGCGCGGCCATTACATTGCCCGAGTGTTGATTGGCACAGGGCCGTTACTGCGCACATAGCGTTGCAAAGCCAACACAATCTGGTTGGGGTCTCCACCGTTCACGTTTATTGTGATGTTGTTTGTGCCACCCATTTGACCCATTTTTGACAATGGAATTACGGCTTCTGGGCCTGCCTCGCCAATCATTGCCAATGTTGGGCTGTTTACAATGCCACCGCTAGCCATTTTAGGAACATTTATTCCGCTGCTAACGCTTGCGCTGTCACCACCAACCCTGCCCAATGAAATTTCGTTAATAAAGCCAATATCAGGCAACAGCGGTAATGCGTTGTAGCCCTTAATAACTGCGTTAATAACTTTTATCCAACCGTTAGCAAACGTCTCAAACACAGTGATAATGCCGTTAATTACAGCCTTAACGCCCGTACTAAACCACTCAAACTTTTTGTAAGCAACAACTAAACCAGCAACAAGCAAAGCAACACCAATTGCAATAAGGCTAAACGGGTTTAGTGCCATAGCAATGTTGGTAGCCACAATAGCTGCAGCAACCAAACCGATAGCGCCAGCAATAAACAAAAACGCCTCCGGGTTATTAGTAGCCCAATCTGCAAATTTTTGTACATATGGCAAAATGGCTTGCACTACTGGCAGCAACGCTTCTCCAATGCTGCCTTTTAGGTTTTCCATTTGCGCTGCCATTATTCGAGAACTGTTTGCAAGGCCGTCAGATGTTTTAGCAAAATCCCCTTGTGCATCTCCAGTTTGCTTAAAAATAGCGCTTTGTGCCGCAAGTATTTTTTGTTGATCAGTAAGCGCGCCTGTACCGTCATAAATACCAAGAGCCATTGCTTCGGTTTTTAACGTGGCATCGTTTAGCAAAACACCAAATTTTCGCATTGGCTCTGCTTCGCCTCGCAATGCTGCACCAATTGCGTTGACTGCTTCCTCTGGTGTCGTGTTATTAAAAGATGCAAGGTCTGATGCAAGAGCCGTAAAATCATTACTAAAAGTTGCTAAATCTTTACCACCAAGCCCGGCTGCTTTACCAAAAGTGCCAAACGTGCCGGCGGCATTTAAAACCGCTGCTTTAGATTGACCCAATGACTTAGCGGCAGTTTTTGCAAAAGCCTCAATGTCTGCTGCGCCGTCACCAAATATGACATTAACTTTTGACATGTTTTCTTCAAGGTCGGATGCTGCAGCGATTGCAGGCCCAATTGCGGCTGCTATGCCAGCAAGAGCGGCTGCCGCTGGCACGGCTGCTTTTTTGATTGCGAATTGAGTTTTCGCGCCAACAGTTTCTAATTGTTTAAATTGCGTTATTGCGCGATCTAGCGCTTTACCGTCATATTCCGCAATAATTGGTATTGACAGCATTACAGCTCTTTTCTTACTACGGCGGCTGTATCCAAAATCATTTTTTTCATTTCGTTTTCAATGCCACGCCTAGCCTTGTAAACGGCTGGCCCAATTAAACGTGTACGGCCAGCACCTACAAACCCTAGTTGGTTGCCAAGTTTGTTTGCGTTTGCTCGACCAGCAGTTTCAAAGATCGCTGTAGCCGGGTCTTTTTGCTCAATCAGGATTACGCCTACCGCGTTGCGCCGAGTGTCAATGCGTAGGCGCACATTGCTTTTGGCTTTGGCAACTGTAAACGGAAATACTTTACGGCCTCGACTATCCCAGTTGTACGCCATACCAGACAATGGTAATTCTGTGTACATGTCTTTTGCTGCGTTAATTGCTGGTAATGCAATCTCGTTGGCCTGTTGCCTAAAGTCTTTTTGCAACTGCGGGTCAATCTTTTTGAGCGCGTTAATAGTTTCTTTGACACCTACAACAGTAATTGTGGTTGAAACAGACATGGTTTACCTTTGACTACGTTTATTTAATAGCGTAATCGTTGTAAGCAAGTCGCGTGAGTCAAACTCAATATGCGTTGGCCACCACCCTACTGCCACCAGCACTTCTGCTAGTTGGTGTCGGTAAGTGCCAACGCCGTAGGGTTTGGGTTTGTCTCGTCAACGGATGTTAATTCCATGTCTGGATTTTGTTTAACCCATTCGCGCCAATTGTCCGGTACTGAATCGCCAGCCAGTTTGCACAAGGTATATGCCCAGCAAGCCAAATCGCTGTAACCAATGCCTCGACCGTCAGAAACTTTGCGATTTTCTGTTTTTTCCCACTCACATATAACAAACATGTTTGTGTTTAATGTGCGCGTACCGCGACCATCTTGCAGGTCTAATTCAAGTTTAATTTTCATGTCTTACCTTTCGTGTCGGGCCGATGTAGGCCGTTGGTTACGCTACTGCAACGCTGTAAACGCCACCAGTAAACACAATGTCAATTGTGTCAAGTGCGCCCAATGCGGCGTTGACAATTGGCAAGGTTTCTAGGTAGCAACCCGTAAGTGTTGACTCTGGGTTAGTTGCGCTAGTAGCTGCGCTCGTTGGTTTGATCTTGACTGTTGTGGATGTGCCCACTAATGCAGCCAATGTTGCGTAAGTCTCTGTGGCAGCAAAACTGTTGTACATCGTCAAAGTCAATGTGCTGTTTTCTAGGCCGCCAACATAAACGCGTGCAGTCTTGCCAAACGATGTGCTCTCTAACGCCTCGATCACGCGAGTCAAAGTTGATGCGCTGGTCTGGTCTGTCAGGTCAACGGCATTAACCGTAACTACGGGATTGCTCAGGTAAGTACTGGTAGCCATGTGGGTTAAATCTCCTCGTTAGGTTCTGTACTAGTTTTAGCAGGTTTTTTGGGTTTAGGTGTGGATTGCTCAACAATGAAACCGCCAGACAAGAGCGCTGCCACGTTGATGCCGTCAGCTGGCACGTAGGGGTCACCAATAATGCCAAGTTTGGTAGACGCAATTGTGTAGATCATG